GCTTTCTGAAATCAAAGAAACAAAAGATGAAAAAGTAGAATTGGCATGGCTGACAGAACAGACCGAAAAGTTTTGCCAAGACCGTGCAATCTATAATGCCATTATGGAATCTGTTGGTATTCTAGATGACAAGAAAACGACCAAAAGTAAAGGTGAGATTCCAAAGTTGTTGAGTGATGCACTTGGCGTTTCTTTTGACAGTAATGTTGGTCACGATTACATCAATGATTATGACAATCGCTATGACTTCTATCACCGAGTAGAATCTCGTATTAAATTTGACCTCGATATATTCAATAAGATTACAAAAGGTGGTCTACCAGTTAAGACTTTGAATATCGCTCTTGCAGGCACCGGCGTGGGTAAATCTTTGTTTATGTGTCATGTGGCCGCCGGTTGCCTCTCCCAAGGGCAAAATGTGTTATATATTACACTAGAAATGGCAGAAGAAAAGATTGCAGAACGAATAGATGCAAACCTGCTAAATATTGATATCAATGAATTACACACCATTTCAAAAAATGACTATGAGAAAAAGTTTGAAGCACTTAGAGCAAAGACACATGGTAAACTTATCATCAAAGAATACCCTACTGCCGGTGCATCGACACTTCATTTTCGTGCGTTGTTAAATGAGTTGGCTTTGAAAAAGAGTTTCAAACCTGATATCATCTTCGTTGACTATCTAAACATTTGTGCTTCTGCTCGAATCAAACCTGGTGGCAATGTGAACAGTTATACTTACATCAAATCAATTGCTGAAGAACTTCGTGGTCTTGCTGTCGAGAATAATTTGCCAATTGTTTCTGCCACACAAACAACAAGAAGTGGTTTCACGAATTCTGATCCTGGTCTAGAAGACACATCAGAATCATTTGGTCTTCCTGCAACAGCTGACTTTATGTTTGCACTTGTATCAAATGAAGACTTGCAAAATCTAAATCAAATACTTGTCAAACAATTGAAGAATCGTTATTCAGATCCAAATCATTTCAAACGATTTGTTCTTGGTGTTGACCGTGCAAAAATGCGCCTGTATGATGTTGAAGATTCTGCACAACAAGGCATCATTGATTCTGGCCAAGATGATCCGCCAATCAATACATTTGGCAATCGTGAGCGCAAATTCACTAAGAACTTTGACGGATTAAAAGTATGACACTTTACGATTATCTAATTGCACATCGTAATGAAGATGGCATTCCTATTCTAAACAAAACAGAATGGGATTATATCAATGCCAATCATTCAAAAGAAGATATCATTGCTGAACTCATTCGTCTAATTGAAACAACAAGGCCGCCTTGTCCGTTGCGTAAGATTCATCCTGATGCCGCACAACATTCGTTTTGGTCTTTGACATTTGCAGATTTGAAGAATGCTTTTCTTTTATATGAAGAAAGTAAAGATAAAGTAATTGAAAAGTTTGAAGACTATGGTAGAAACTACAAAGACCATGGCCTTGGTGTCATTCAAATGGGTTCGCAATACAATGATGTGAGCAATTTTTTTCATCAAGATTTAAGATACAATTGTGATGCATGGGGATATAAGTCGCCAATCTATCGTTGGAATCATTCTGATAATTTGAGAAATGTTTTCTTGGCACTCTGGCGCCTTGGTAATGACCAGTTGTCGGTTGATTCTTATATCATGGCATTTCGTTTGAGTGCTTATATTGCAACTCAATTTAAACCACAAGTTGCAAAGTTTCTTTATGAAATTACAAACGCAAAAACTGTATTTGATTCGTCTTGTGGCTGGGGCGATAGACTTGCAGGCTTTTATTGCTCAAATGCAGAAGAATATTATGGCACAGATCCAAATGACCAGACATATGAGAGATACTTTCAACAATGTTTGGCATATGAAAAGTTTCTTGGTAGTGATGTGACAACAGAAAAGAATGAAGACTATTTTATTGTGCAAGGTAAAAAGAGAGTAGAGATTCATCGTAGTCCTGCCGAAGACTTTGATTACTCAATTTTGCCGCCAATTGATTGTGCATTTACTTCACCGCCATATTTTGCGACAGAGAAGTATAATACAGATGGCAAACATGCAGATGAACAATCATGGGCAAGATATACAACCTATGAAGAATGGCGAGATGGTTTTTATCTGCCAGTCAATCGTAAGACATTTGAATCTCTAAGTGAGAATGGTTATCAGTTTGTTAACATTATGGATCCAAAGATTAAGACAAAGAGATACTATGCCTCTGATGATTTGATTGATGATTTGACTAGCCATGATGCCCACTTTTGTGGTCAGATGGGAATGCGTATTATGCAAAGACCAAAGAACATTCCCAAAGAACAACTTGATGAGTTTATGAACAAGATTTACATTGAACCCGTATGGTGTTTCAGTAAGAAAACAGAACCTTTTACACTTGTAGATGACTATATGAATCGAGGTGCCCTAGACAGTTTCTTCGCATAAATAGATGATTATACGGAGAATTGAATGGCAGACAAAACAACACTACAAGAATCAACACAAGCTCTGTTTTGTTCTTTAGCTGATTATTCTGGATTAACGAATGTCAAAAAAATATTTGATATCAACAAATATCCAACATACGGTATGTTTAAAAATTTTTGGCTAAGTTCAGAAAATCCTGTGAAAGGATTAACAATAACAGAAGCATTTAAAAGTAGGGTTGATGCACCACAAATAACAGGTATAAAACAAATTGAAGACTTTCTAATTAAAAATAATGACTGGTACATATCTTCAGTTTTAATTGCTAAAAAGTTAGTTGAAGATATAGATGAAATTAGTAGAGATTTTCAAAGTATAAAACGACCAAAATGGTCAGATATATTTTATGTTCGTGGTGATGATGTTGTTATGAAAAACATAGCGGAATTATTTAAGATTGCGAATGACACGCAGAAAAAAATAAATGCCGTAAAAAGTTCAGATAGAGCTGTTATTTTTGGTGATATAAACAAGTGGTCGCCTGCTGATATCTACTTGGCATCTAGTGATGTTAAAACAAAAATACAAAAAATTTTAGTTGAAGCTAAAAAAACAAAATCATTTAGTTTTAATAGTTTGAACTCCTTAGTTTCTGAGAGCATTGAAACAGGTGGTTTACTGCCACTATCACTTAAAAAAACTACAAAAGAAGTAAAAATTGTTAAGGTCAATTTCAATAGAACATCAGAATCAAAAGAATTAAAAAAATATTTTTATAATGGTGTTAGTTCATGGAAAAAATATTCTATAAAAAGTCCACAAACAAGAGACTTAAAAATTTATTTTACTGCCGACAAGAGAGACCATTTGAAAATTAGACATGACGCTTCTAGCGCATCATTTAAAGCTGAATTTCAACTTGCTAATTCTGAGGCTAGAGGTGGTTCAATAGGATCAGTATCAATTTTTGTTGATATTATTTCTATGGTAGATGCTAATTTTGGAAAAAAATTTGAAAAGTTTTATGAAGATGGAAATAAGAAGTATAAGAGTGAAGTGGCAAAACTTGGCGAAAAACCAAAAACTGAAAAACAAAAAAAGGCATACGATGCAGCAAGAGGAGAACTAAGTGCGATTCATGTTACCAACAACATCATACCTCCTTTAATTGAATGGTTAAATAGACCAACAGCAAAAAATAAATCCGATGAATTTGTTAGATTATTATTTCAATACATTACATCAAGAACAATCAAATCAAGTAAATTTGTAATCGCAAAATGAACTTCACAGAATTTTTAACAGAGGGTAAAGAAGGTGCCAACTTGCACCTCGAGCATATCGAAGATGAGGTATTGAACCGAGGCGTTGTTGGTGCTCGTGGTGCAATTAACTTTCTTCAATCGTTGCGAGATATGTTGGCTGGCAATACATCTTCTAAAGTAAACATTACAACAAAATGGGATGGTGCACCTGCCGTGTTTGCAGGTATCAATCCAGAGAATGATAAATTCTTTGTGGGCACTAAGGGTGTATTCAATGTCAATCCAAAATTAAATTACACAGAAGATGACATTGACCGCAATCATCCGGCAGAAGGTCTCAATAAAAAATTAAAAGTCGCACTACGATATCTGCCAAAGTTAGGCATCAGAGGCATTCTACAAGGTGATATGATGTTTACCAAAGGTGATTTGAAAAAAGAAACAATTGATGGCGAAGAATATATTGTCTTTCAACCAAACACAATTGTTTATGCAGTACCGACAAGTTCTAAACTTGCACAGATGATGTTAGCCGCACATGTTGGTGTGGTCTTTCATACATCATACACTGGCAAAACAATGCAAGATATGAAGGCATCATTTAATATTGACATCGGTAATTTGAATCATACAAAAGATATTTGGTTTCGTGATGCGTCTTTTACTGATGCATCTGGTTCTGCGACATTTACCGAACAAGAAACAAAAGCAATTACGACAATTCTTTCTGCGGCAGGTAGAACATTTCAAACTATACCGTCTTTAGTATTGAATCGTATCTCTGCAAGTGATACAATACTGACTTACATTAAGACATTCAACAATCAAAAAGTTCGTGAAGGTAAAAAGATTACTGACACAAGAGCTCACACATTAGAATTGATTCGTTGGGTCGAAGCAAAGTTAAACAAAGACATTGCCGATGCAAAGAAAGCAGATACAAAGAAAAAACGAATTGCCGAGAAAACAGAAATCATGCGATTCTTTCGTGGCTCTGCAATGAATCTAAAACAGATTTTTGATTTGCAGAATCTTCTTGTTGATGCAAAGTTAATGATTGTTCGCAAGTTAGAAACTATTCGTTCAATTGGTACATTTGTGCGAACAGACAATGGATTTAGAATTACTGCCCCGGAAGGTTTTGTAGCAGTAGATAGATTAAAAGGTAACGCAGTTAAATTAGTTGACCGTTTAGAATTCTCACAAGCAAACTTTAATGCTGCAAAAAATTGGAGTAAATGATGGCATTTGATATCAATAAAATTATGTCGGAGTATGGAAATCAAGATTTTGGTTTCACGGCAGTCGATGAGGCAGAATATGAAGCTGTCATTGCTGAAAAAGACGAAACG